CACCTCCAATACAGGAAGTGTTGTTACGTGTAGAGGGCCTCGTTGATTTCGTACTCAGCAGCGCGCTTGGCGCGACGTTCTTGCATAGTCAACTTAGTTTCTCCATCGGAGTAGGTAGAGTGCCGCGGGTTACAGCAGCACTGACATTTATTAGGTTTTGGCGTAGTAGCCATTTTAGCTACCCGCTTCTCGGTATCTTTTTGAGATTCATGAAGCGGACACCATTCTTCGTGAATGATCTTTCGAAACTTGTTTCGCTTACGCAAAATCTGCAGTCGACGAAAGCTTCTACCTCTATTCACCGAAAGGATCCTCCTCTTGATTTTCTAGAGCTTCTTCAGCATCGTCCATCCCGGATCGGTAGTTACTACTAAACTCTTTAAGAATTTGCAACGACTCGGCATTTGTTTTATATAGGCGGACCATGAAACCAAGGTGGTGTGCACAGTGTATCGCAAAGTCCCTAGCATTGAGCTCTGCGTAATCCATCATATTTTCCATCATGAAGTCCATAAGCTTATCTCGAAGCTCGCTTACTTGCTTATCGATGTCTTCTTGGTGTCGAGGTGGAGTTGGAAAGTTCCCAACATCGCCACTATCTTCGTCTACTATGTCTGCCATATTCAGTTAGTGGGCATTACAAGATCGATATAATCGATGACAAGCATGTCCCCGTTCTCTATATGACCGTATCCTCGAACCGTATTTTCTTCTATTTGCCAATATAAGCCGGGAGGTGGAAATCTGCTAACGTCTCCGAAGTCTTCAGCGGTTTGTATCATTTAGCTTTCCCACTAGAAAGAAACTGAATTCCCTTTTCAAGCAATTGCTGTCTCTTCCAAACTTGTAGGGAGTGTGGGAACTGATTCCATTTGAGTCTGTCCAACAAGGTTTCATACCCCTTCACCTCTATATATGTATCCCAAGTTTGAACATAAAAGTCTGGGCAATACGTAGCTCGTCTTCCATCTTGCTTATAGTATGGAAAGCGTGTAGTATTTCGTGTCCAGACTACATCAATAGAATCTAAATACTTCGCTACCGCTAGTTCCCAAGAACCATCTAAGAAAACAGTCCCAGCTTTAAGACTTTTATATTGAATCTTACAACACCGTCCAGCCTTAGGACTCCAGCCTAGCTCGTATCTCTGTAAAGCTATATCTCTAAGCTTCTTTTTAGTTTCCGCTGTTTGCGATCGACTAGATCCTTTAAGCTTTTCGGAAATAGCTCTTCCGATCCGGTTTCTATATTCAGGATTCGCTATTCGTTGAGTCTGCTGGTACGAGTGGGAACATCGAGACGAACAAAACCTAACTGGTGACTTTTCTCGATTTTTCTTAGAGATACCTCTTCGCCAATCAGATGTAAATTCTGTTCCACAGTGCAAACACTTCATATTAAATTAGTGTGAATAATCACACAAGTACAGATCCCGGAAGGTGAGAGATTCGAACTCTCGTGTCGCTTGCGCAACGCCGGATTAGCAATCCGGTGCCGTAACCAGCTGGGCCAACCTTCCAAATTATGACGGAGCGCCTCGGATTCGAACCGAATACCTTGCGGTACCATCACCTTTCCAAGATGCGGCAGCTCCCCGCTGCTTGCGCGCTCCGGTTACTTAAACAATAATTCAAAATCCTTATCTGGCCATATCTTGATGAACAGCTGGGGATTTATTAACACGTCTTTCAGCTTTTCAAGAGTCTCCAGATTGGAAACCGGAAGAACGAGAATAGCTTTCTTAGAATCGAATTCAGATCCTTGAGTAGCTGGTACGTAGTCACAAAAAGCTCCAAGAGCCTTCTCGGTATAGCACGTCGCAACAAGCTGCTCATCCTTAGTATCGATAACCTTCCAGAAATCACCGCTACCATTTTCGCGTGAGTAAGCCTCAATGCGCCAACCTTGACTATTGAATACTTTGTATGGACACTTAACTTTGGATGCCACGAAATACTCCCTTCATGTCCTATAATATACTTCAGGCCTTTTAGCCTTTCCATTTTATGTAGTCGTCAATTTGTTTTAGAAGCAGGGTCTTAGCGAGAGGATCGGCAGTGGCTTCTAAGACCCTGTGCCTGCTGTTCCACCACGCTCCCATGTTCGACCTTTTTTCCATCCCGTAGGAATAGCTTCAGTCTTATCTATCTTCTTATTTTGAGTTCCATCTGTAATCCACATAGTCCCATACTGACTATTCTTTTCTCCATGTTGATGTTGAATAGTCTGAAAAGTCTCCTTTTTCTTTTTTAGAGATTCAACTGAATTCGCTAATACCTGAACCTCTCGTAAATGCTCCTTATTTTCCTTAGATTGACTATGCTGTAACATTCTAGGAGACACTCCAGAAGGATACTTTTGTTGTTTAGCTATATTTCCTAATATACTAATCTCTTTGAGTTTCTCAGGTGTTTTAGCTGCTAAGGCTCGTTCCGTTGCATATGGAGCGAATCCTCCAGTTCCGCCTTTTCGAAGATTGTATACATCTTTTCGAGATAGAAAATCTATAGTAACAACCTCTGCCTCTTCTTGGAACATTTCCTCTTCAGATCCAAAGAACTTCAAAATCTTCTTTTCAAAATTCTCTATTCCATATTTTTGTTGAGCATGCTTTAGATATGTACCCGATCCCATGTACCCATCTTCGATATCGAGTGTTTTATGAACACCTATATAGATTTTACCGTTAGTGCGATTAGTTATCTGATATAGGTAGTAAATCATTTCCTGCATATTTAATTAGTGCAGGTTCGACTCACATACACGGAGACAGGGGGATTCGAACCCCCAAGCCGGCTTTCGTCGACCACTCGCTTTCGAGGCGAGCGCCTTACCAGTTAGACTATGTCTCCAATACTACGCCAAATACTCTTTAACGTACTTCGATACGACCTTCATGTCGTATTGGTTAATTTCATCCCCCAAGCCAGCCTTGACGTACGAAATAACCTTTCCCATATTCTGAGGCTTTCGTTCAGCCTCATCTAAGGTGAAATACTTCTGGAGCATCGTTCGAGTCTCGTCCTCCGACTTCATCAACGGTAAATACGTCTTATAGAGCTTCAGCTCCTTTTCGTACTTTGACGTGTCACCGGACTTAGATTTGATGAGCTCGATTGCCTTCTCGGTCGAACTGATCTCACTCTTAACAGCAGAGATAAGATCCTTCTCTTCTACGTCGCGCTGATCCTTTTTTGCGATCTTGAACGCGCCATCTAGGATCATGTTCAGGACCTCAAAGCGGTCCGGATCGGTTAATCGTATGCGAGTCTTCTCAGTGAGAAGCTCCTTGTATGTCTGCATGTTGTATTCCTTTACTCGAACAATACGAGGGTAACGTTCTCCCCCTCCATCTCCTCGTCGATGATCTTGGCTATGACGCTCCAATCGCCGAGTGCGAGTCCAGCTCCTATCTTCGGAATGCCGAACTTGAGATTCTGTCCGCCGAACTCCTTCTTGATCGCCTTGAAGCACTTGCGCACGGCGTCGTAGTCGACGAGGGGCTCCATCGGGTCGTCGTTCTTGTCCTTCCAGTATTTGAACTGGGTGTAGGAGTTGACGACGGTGAGCTCGCCACCGACCTCGTTGTCGATGGTAGCCGTGGTGATCGTACCGAGCTTGCGATAGTCACCCTTCTTGGTCTGACGGTCGACCAGGTAGGCTTCCGGGAGCTGATCACGAATGGTCCTGGCGATTCCTGCTCCAAAGGTATTAAAGCAGTTTGCTCCATGGGTAATAATATCAAAATCACCCTTCTTAGCAAGTTGAATCAGATCCCCTCGAATTATCTTCATTTTCATTCCTTTCTAAGAGTTTAAGTTGTATTCCTAACTTATCTGCATTACGTGATGTCTTGTACTCACCGTGATATAGTTTTTGCAAACCCACCGTAGAAATACTAAGTTGATAATTCTGAATCAAAAAATCTCTTAAAGCAGGAAATCCCTCGCGCCATAACATAGCTTTTTTATTTATTACCACCATAAAAGGAAATACCTTTGGATTGTTTTTTCCTTTTCGTTGAATGCTTAACGCTTCTCCAAATCCTATGGGTTTCTTTTTACCTAAGCCTCGATGATTACCTTTCGAAGCCTCACTCATTTTTCTTTTTGTCTCTTCAGAGTGTCTAGTACCTTGACGAAGCTTAGCACGACGCTCTCGAAATTCAGGATCCTGCATAGCAGCTCTGAATTTTTCAGAAGTCTTAACTGATTCACTTATTTTCTGTCTAACTGCAGCCGAGTTTTGACCTCTAGAACCACCTGTCTTACCATTATAGCCTTTTGTAGGGTCTAAAGCTTCAAGAGCTTCGATATACTGGATCTCTAATTGATCTAGTTCCTCTCTTGAATCAGCTGTGGCAATCTGTTCCCAGTAAAAAGCTTCAGCCCCGTATTTACGTAGAGCGTGTTGAAAATGTGTTCGAGGGCGATGCTTAGCTTCTGTCAAATGTAAAGCTCGTCGTTGCTCTAAGGAGTGTGTAGTTTGACCTATATAGATCTTTTGATTCAGTTTGTTTACTACTTTGTAGATGATTCCAAACATAATGTCACCTCTATCTATTTAATTAGTGACACCGGTTGCAATTGCTTATAAAAGACTGTCCCTAAAGGTCTCGAACCTCTAACCTACTGATCCAGAGTCAGTCGCTCTACCAGTTGAGCTAAGGGACAATAAAAGACGGGAATATGTTTGACAAGAAATTGTTTACGCGCTCGACCAGTTAAGCTACGGACCGTTGGTTTTGCTATTCGGCCCGGCAGGATTCGAACCTGCATCCTCGCGATCCTAAATCGATGAACTTCTTATCTTCACCGCGTCATAATTTATATCTGATTGCCTCTCGTAAAATCTAGAAAATAGGAGCTGGTGGCTCTGCCCCACCACTCTTTCGAGGCCACTGTTTATAAGACAGGCACAATCACTAGGTTCTGTCAAGCTCCCGTTTGTTTAAGTAAGCTTATACAGAATTATAGCTATAATAATAGCTAAACTGGTAAGAGCACTTATAGCCCGAGTCTTCACTACTTCTTTAA